TACAGGTCCAAATAATCCTTCTAATACCAATTGATGTGTCTGTGTTCCATCAAGTGTACCAGTAGTTCCAATTCTGTATTTAGCTTCTGTACATTTTTCTAAGATAGCTGTTAATGATTTAGCCTTAAAATTATGAGCTTCATCGCCTATAACCATACCATATCTTTGGAACCATTCATGCTTTTCTTTATATATTGATTGCCATGTGGTAATAGTAACTCTTTGTTTAAAGTTATATTTTTCTCTACCTGCATATATTTTATGGCATTCTTTTGATGAATCCCAATCGTCAAATTCAGAATAGTCTGCAAAGTCAGAATACATCTGTTCTACAAGTGAAGTGGTAGGGACAATTATTAATACATCATTGTCATACATTTCTAGGTAATACCTTAAGGCCAAATATATGATTAATGACTTTCCAGATGCCGTTGGTGATAGTAGAAGGCTTTTAGTTTTCGAAAGCAAGAGCGAGAGTGCCGTAAGTTGGTAATCGCGAGGGGTAATACCCTCTCCGTTCACGCTAAGCCGTATTTCACTTAAAAACGCATCTAAGTCGTGGTTAAGGATCGTGTCAGGCCTTCCATAGAAGGCATCGTTATCCACCAATAAATCGTAATTTCTTACTTCCGCAAACTCCTTAAGATACTCAAAAAGACCTGTATATAATACCTTTTTACGAAGGTCATATAGACGTATCTTTCCATCCCACATACGATTTTTATATGCTGGCATGAATTTATATCCAGGGACATAGAAACAGAAGTGTTCTGACAACTCTTGTTCTATACTTGGTTCGGTTTTTATCTCAAGAAAAGCTTCGTTTTTCTTCTTAACTTTAATGTTATCCATTAGATTCCGCTAGTGAATTTTCTCCATTCAATCATGTTTTTAATAGTCTGATGTCTCCACTTAATGTTATCTAATATCTCTTTAAGTGTATCACAAATTTCTTGAGTGTATTGCATCTTGGCTTGATGCTCTTGGATTAAAGGATCAGAATCATAGAATTTATCCATATCGCCTTTTAAAACAGTTAAACCATTTAAAGGATCATAATCCCATCCTTTAGAGTCCATTTCTTCTTGACTCAATTTGCCGTTATAATGCGACCATTTGTCTTTAAGTAGCACTTTAAATTCAAGATCCAATTTTTTAAACTTTAGACGATTAACACTTAATATTTCTAAGTATTTTGCGTGTAATTTTGCCGAATCACGAGACGATTCGTCGAGAGCAAGATCCTTAATTTCAGAATCTTTTTTCCACATTTCTAGTATTTGTTCTAAATTATTCATAATATCCTCACGTCATATAGTATATATTATACCATAAAGACTACACTTTGTACAGTGCTATTTGAATTCGTATGATGTGTATTCAAATGTTACTGTAGCTTTTAGATACTCAACTCCAGCCGTTGTGTCAAACTCTAATGCATCAAGTGACGTTGGAAATATTCCAAAAAATCTAACTTCCTTTGATACGTTATTGTGAGAGTTTAAAATTAAAAGAGTTGCATCTTCTTTGTAATCACCTTTCTGATTCACAAAGTTATGCATCCAATCATATGTTTCTATATAATTTTCTAAATTTTCAGTTACATTAAATGTTAATGTTAAATCGCCAAACTCTAATCTGTTACCTGCTTCTGATAAGGCAACACCTCTATAAGGTAATTCAATACTTCCTAAAGTTAATGAAGGTAGATTTACCCCTGTGCAAAAGTATTCGATATTAGCAAACTTCTGGCGATCGATAGTGAATTGAAATCCAACTGGAGATAAAAAGTTTTTATTTGTTGTTAATGTACTCATATATCTATTTATAAGCAAAAGAAAGGGGAACTAAGTTCCCCTCTCGTGAATCTGATTAACTAATCAGTGGTTTACACCATGATGTCGTCAATTCTGAAGATTCTGAAGTATGGGTTAGCTCTGTCTGTGCCAGCGCCTGTTGCAGTTCCCACGAATGGGTTTTGTTGCATTCCATATCTTGTTTTGAATCCGATTCTTGGCTGGAAGTCGCTCTCGCCAACTGCTTTAACCATAGTTAAAGGTACGTATGGGCAATAGAATAGACCAGCGTCGTATGGGTTATTACCTCTGTAACCAACACATGCGAAATCAACAGTTGCATAAGGATCAATGTAGACCTTTAATTTACCGTTAAGAACACCTGCGAATGTGTTACCAGTATCATCAACATTTAATTCTGTTGATAATGCAGGAGTATAATCCATTTGACCAGCAGCAGCTAAAGCTGAAGCAACGTCAGAAGAAACGATTACAAAGTTACCTTTTCCTCTTCTTGTTTCTTTAGCAATAACGTTAGCTTCTCTTTCGAGTTGCATGATCAGACCTTTGAATCTTTCAACCATCCATCTACCATCTGAGTCAGTGTTGACATCAAAGATACCAGATACAGCTGTTGAAGTTTGTAAAGCACCGATTTTAGCTTTCTTGAGAATAGTTCTAACTACTTCTCTGTTGATTTCCGCTAGGATCTCAGCAGATAAGATGTTAGCTAATTCGCCTTCAGCGTCTAAACCGTGGATTGCTTTAAGGTCTTGTGCTAATTCCATTGTGTACTCAGCTTTTAGAGCTCTTGACTTAGCTTCAACTGTAGCTTTTTCGATTGAGAAAGCCATCTCGCCGAATGAACCACCAGTATTACCTAGTGCTTCAGCCGCAGCTGTAGTCATACCTTCACCGTATGTAGATACTGTGTCAGCTTCGTCAGCAATTGTGCTGTCGTTGTCGCCGTCAGCAACACCACCTAAACCTGTTGGTTCAGCTTGATGAGTACCTGCTCCTGAGAAATCAGTATCAGCTTCATCAAATAGTGCTTCTGCACCAGCTTGAGTTCCATATCTGGACTTCATAGCAAAGATTAAACCTGTAGGCCCAGTCATTGGCTGAACACCACAGATATCGTATGCGATCAAATTAGGCATTGCTCTTCTAACAAGGCTAATTAATACTGGGTCAAAGTTATTAACTCCAGCACCTGTAGCGTTAGCAGCTGTCTCAGAAATCATGTTTCCTTGTGCGTGTGCTGCTTCTTGTCTTAGGGCAACTTCTTGGTTTTCTAACAATCTAGCTGTAACAGCTTTCTTGTAACGATCCTTAATTTCAGGAGCTTGATCATGCTCTAAAACTGGACCCCATTTTTCGATTAATTGTGAATCTGCGTTAAACATTTTTAGTTTTCCCCTATAATATGTTTATTTATTAAATTTACTAATAGCTTGTGTGTATCTAGTCATAGTGTCAGATAAATCAACTTCTTGATTATCTTCTCCTAAAAGACTGTTTACTTCGTCTACTGATTCAGTAACTTCTTTTGTAAAGTATGATTCTTTAACAGTTTTAACTTTCATTTCAAAAGTTTCTTTGTTATCAAAATCAATATCTTCAACTAAAGATGCTAGTTTCTCAGCTTCGGTTTCAGCAAGCCCTGAAGATTGTTCTCTTACTACTTCAGCTCTCTCGTATGATTGAACCTTATTAAATAGATCAATTGAATCTTCTGTGGATTTATTGAGTTGTTCTTCTAGTTCAGAAACTTGTGAATTAAGATCATCCACTAAGTCAACTTTACCTTCTGGAACTTCAATGTAATGTTCCTTGAATACTGATTGTAAAGATGTCATGAATTCTTCAGCAATTTCAGTTCTTAAACCTTCAGTTACTGCTAGTTCATTTTCTTTCATCCAGTTTTCAACTACATAATTTAGGTATGAATCTACCTTCTCAACTAAAGAGCTCTGAATTTCAGATACTTCTTCTTCGAGATTTTGCGCGTATTCGCCTTCAAGTCTTTCTACTTCTGAAGTTAACTTAGATGTTAACACAGCTTCGAAAATAGCTCCAGCTTTACCTCTGAATTCATCAGAAAGAGTAGCTTCTTCGTTTACTAATGCATCTAAATCTTCATCAAAGTCAGCTGATTCAACTTTAGCTTTAGCTTTAATTGACTTATCGCCTTCGTTTTTAACAACGTTAATAGCTTTACCAACTGAACCATCGTCTTCCGCTTCGTCCATTTTTGACATTTTAGCAAATAGTTTTTGCGCGTCTTCTTTTTTAGCCTTCTTCAGCATTTCAACAGCAGCTTGAATAACACCGGCTTTAGTTTTTGGAACAGCAATCTCTTTTACTTTGGATTTCTCCTCTTCATGCTCTTCCTCTTCTTCGTCCTCGTGCTTATCTTCTTCTAAAGATTCAGTTTCTGCTTCCTCGTCTAAATTCTCATTTTCAACAAGCTCATCAGAAACTTCTTCGTTTTCTTGAAGTTGCTCCTCTTCAACGCCTTCGACTAACTCTTCGTTTTTAATTTCGTCGATTGACATAATTTCATTCTCCCTTAATGTGAGTTTTTGAGTTTAGAGAGGAAATTTTTGAATGCTCTAATTTCAACATCCGGTCTAACCGAACGCTTAGCTTCTTTTATTTCAGTCTCAATTCTTTCAATTTCCTGTGGAACTAATACGCCATTCTCCCATACCCAATCAACGCCTTCCATAATACCATTAACAAAAGCCTCAGGAGCACTAGGATCCTGAACAATGTCAACAGTTGCTAATAGAAAGTCGTCATTCACGAATGTCGTACCTTGTTTCTGCACAAGACTACCCATACCACGACTTGATACTCCAAGCTTAACTCCTCCTTCTAACAAACCTTTTACGATTTGTCCCATAGGGGTATCTAAGATTGAAGCTTTTCCTACAACA